CCGGGCTTTTCAATCCCAACATTTGAAGTATATGTACTTGCCATTTATACCACCTTGTCTGTCCACGTTTCTATTGTACCACCCGCATTGATTTCTGTCCATGTTCCACCACTTGGGACAACTTGCACCCAGTTTTCTGATGGATCATCAGCATCTATACGCTCCCAATAAAACCTACCTTCGGCTGACACAATGAACACTGCATTAATTTGCAGTTCATCCATAAGAATAACTTTGGCTCCTAGAGAAGTCTGTATAAAGACAGACTGAATATCCAAAGGACGAGAGTTTATTATAAATGTAGGCGTGACTGACTGTATAAACTCAGCCGTCATTTCTTGCGAGGCGGAGTATAGCACACCAGCCGCAGATGTCTGCGTAAAGTTAGCACTCTGCTCAGAGGCTGCACTTAGGGTCATAACGGAGTTTGTGCTTTGTATAAAGGCAGCGTCTTGTTCAGATATTGCTGAAGCTACAAACGTACCGTTCGCAGTCTGCACAGTGCTGAAATTCATATCCGCAATAACTGTTCCAAAGCGGGTAAGCTCTGTGCCTTGCAGAAA